ATGTGACAATTGCTGCAAATGCAGGCGTGTCTGGATCTTCTGGAACCATTTATGTACCAAGTGAAAATGGCACGTTCCTGACAACTGCAACCAGTTATGCAGGTGCAATTGCCATTGCTACAAGTTCTGGAAACTCTAATATAGACCTAACACCACATGGAACTGGAGAGGTAAATATATCCAAGGTGGATATTAATGGAGGTACTTTAGCAGCAATTACAATTGACGGAAACTGGACAGCAGCATCTCAAACCTGTGCAAACCTGGGGTCAGTAACTACTGCAGATATTAATGGTGGAACTATTGACGGTGTAACTTCTTTCAACGGAACAGTGATTATCACTTCTGCAACTAACAATTTAGGTATTGGTGTAGATGTTCTTAATACTATTGGTACAGGAGACTACAATGTTGCTTTTGGTGATAGAGCTTTGTACGATCTGGACACTGGTATAAATAATACTGCTATTGGTTACAATGCAGCTCAAAACACCGAAGCTGACGAAAACACAGTAGTAGGGTATCAAGCACTTAACACCAATATCTCAGGAGATGCTAATGTTGCTGTTGGGTCAAACTCACTTCATTTATGCAGTACAGGAGAGTTTAATGTTGCTTTAGGAACAGGTGCACTTTATAACACCACAGGATCAAATAATACAGCAATTGGAAGGCAGGCTGGTCTTAATATCACTTCAGGTTCCAACAATATATGTATAGGAGAAGATTGTAGAGTTACCACCGCAACTGCAAGTAATCAACTAAACATTGGAGATACGATTTATGCTGACTTATCAACTGGTGATATATGGACTACAACAACAGGCAAAATTAAACAAAAAGGAGCATTTATGCAACATTCAACAAATCAAGCATGGGTAATGGGAGGATAATATGGCGAATCCAAGTGATGGCCCTGCAAGTGCTGTAGGGACAGAAATATTAAGAAGGTCATACCTTCAAAATTATGATGGTACATCAGATCATCTCTTGATAGATGGTGCTGCAAATTATACCTACACAGTTTTGTCTGTTATTTTCACTGATGTGAATGATACAGATGAGTTAATAAGTATGTGGGTAGAATATGATGGCGGGTCAACGAAAATTCACTTATTAAATCAACAACCATTAAATGCCAAAACGACATTTATATTCAATGACAAATTTATATTGTCTGAAACGGATGAATTAATAGTATCTGGAAACGGTTCCTCTGCTATAGATGTTTGGTGTACATATATTGAACAACGTTGGGCATAGAAAGGAGAAACCATGAGTGGAATAATTAATAGGAGGTCAAATGTCAGGAATAGTTAATTCGGCAGGCAGTCGTTCAGGTGTCATTTCAGACACTGAAATGGAACATGATTTTTCAGGAGCATTAGATATTGTAGGAATGATTGCACCATTTGCAATGACTTCACCACCTATAGGTTGGCTTGCTTGTGATGGTTCTGCTGTATCACGGACAGTAACATATTCTGCATTGTTTGCCGTTTTATCAACAACATGGGGTACTGGTGATGGATCAACAACATTCAACCTACCAGATTTGGAAGGTGCATTTTTAAGAGGTACAGGTTCACATGGAACTTCCAATATGGCTAATGGGAATGACTTTGCAGGGCCAAGTGTAGGTTCATTTGAGGTTGACCAAGCCCAAGACCATAGGCATCATATTATGACAGATGGAGGTGCAGGAATAGGAACAAATAATATTGGTGCAAATGCGGCCTATAGACAGGTTACTCTTGCAAATAATGATTATAATGAGTGGGTTGTAGCTGGTAATCCCTCAACAAATAATAGTCAAGGAACGCCAAGAGTAGGTGATGAAACCATGCCGTTTAATGCTGGTGTTAAATATTGTATTAAATATTAAAGGGAAATATGGGAAGTAAAATAGTTTATATACGAAAAACTGGTGCGGAAACCGTTGCTTATGAAGATCAAGTTACAGCAGGACTTTGGCACATTCCACCAAAAGCAACAGAAGTTAAACCTCCTTCTTTTAATGCTGAAACTCATACTTGTAAATTTATTGATGAAGATTGGGTTGTTGCAGTTATTCCTGAACCTGAACCAGATATAGGATTAAAAGAAAAGGATCCTGATGCACTTCCATTAACTTATGCAGATAATAGACGAGCAGAATATCCAAGCATAGGCGATCAACTAGACATGCAATACCACGATCAGCTAGACGGCACAACCACATGGAAAGATGCAATTGCAAAAGTGAAAGCGGATCATCCTAAACCTGAGCCGGAACCTGAGCCTGAGCCTGAGCCTGAGCCGGAACCTGAGCCGGAACCTGAGCCGAAACCTGAGCCAGAACCTGAGCCAGAAACAGAGCCTGAGCCAGAAACAGAGCCTGAGCCAGAATAACGCACAATGACACTAGAACAAGTAGACAAGATAATCTCAGACCTGAGTAACCAGATACCAAATCTGCAGGCACAACTGCTCCAAGCACAAGGTTACAAGCAAGCCCTTCTTGACTCTGAAAAGTCTGAAGAAGAAGAACCAGTAGAAGAAGAACCAGAATAATCGGACAAAAATGTCCGAATTTAGGTTTATGATTGTGCCTATTTAAACAATCAGACACACACAACACACACATATGAAAGGGACAATTATGTCTTCAAATCCATTTGAACTTAGATTTAAAATCCTAGAAATGGCTCAAAGCTATTTGCAGGATCAAGTACAACGAAATCAAGATTATTTCTCATTAGCCTGGGAATTGGCCCAGGGTCAGGGGGAAGCAAATACGAAGCTCTGGAATGAGCTACAGCCTGAATCTTATTCTATTGATGATATAAAGAAAAAGGCAACTGAGTTATATGAATTCGTAGAGAAGAAGTAATAACACATTGTGGTAGGGTTGTGTAAAAGCAACCCTATATAACCATGAAAAATAGAAGTGCAACCACTAAATTACATGAATGAAGATACACAAATCACTATTCGGTGGAGGTGGTAATGCCAGTGAAAACAGACGATTACTCAACTTTTGGGCAAGATTCATCATCTCTATTGCAAATGCAGTTACGTTCCTGGCGTTATTATGGTTATTGTTTTTTGCAGAGGTTAAAGAAACATCAAGAGATTTGGTCAACATTCTTGTGGGAGCCTACGTTGCGGTTTTGGCAAAATCCACCGACTACTGGTTTAAGGATAAAAAAGAACATGAAGAAGGAGGAGAAGATTAATGGCAATACATGATTCCATGAGTGCAGTAGCAGAACATAGTATAGTTAAGGCAATATCACCTTTCGTTATTGCTGCCTTAATTGGGGCAACGAGTTGGATGTTCTCTAGCATAACTACTCTGCAAAATCAAATGATTCTTTTTACAGAAGGGAAACTGACTCATATAGAACAAAAACTAACTGCAGTTGCAGAGGATGTTGATGACATGTATGAGTTAATCACTGATCTACGAATTAATAGTAGATTGTCACCAAGAGATAAAGATAGGGGGCATTGATGATCACAAATGAAATAGTGGTGATAGTTGGTGGAGTATTGATCGCCTCAATTGCATGGTTATTAATTACGGTTTCTGCACTATCTGGTGATGTTCAACTTATCAAATTCCAGGTAAACCAGAACAGTGAACACTTAGAAGTTTTAATGGATAAATAGAAAGGAGATTATGCCGTTTTTAGTACCTTTAATAGGTGGAGTAGTAAAGACCATGTGTATGTCTATGTTGAGTGAGAAATTGCTCCAACAAGTGATACTGATACTTTTGAAAAGGCTTGTGGAATCTACAGAGAATAAAGTTGATGATAAGATTCTGGCAGCCTATGAAAAAAGTATTGCGTAATAATTCCGTCTTATTTTACTTCGGAAAACATTTATAAAATTAATTTTAATGGGGATGGTTATGTGGAATTTTAAAAATGTAATCAAATCTTTTACATTTGATGAAATGGCCTGTAAGGATTGTTCACATTGTGGGGGCATTTCGGATATGGATGAGAATTTTATGATGAAACTCCAACAACTGAGAGATGCCTGTTCTTTCCCACTTCCTATTAATTCTGGATTTCGTTGTGCACAAAAGAATATAGATTGTGGTGGTCATATAGGGTCGGCTCATTTAACTGGTGAGGGAGCTGATCTAAGAGTGGATAGAGATAAAGCGAGAATGGTTATCCGGAAAGCAATTGAAATGGGATTCTCTGTTGGGATTCAACAGAAAGGTAACAGTCGATTTGTTCATGTTGATACAAAACCTAGAAAGTCTGGGAAAGCAAATTTATGGAGTTATGCTTAAATGCAGATTGAACTTGAATTGGAGTCTGGTATTATTGTTGATATTAACACTTATGAGTGGGTGCAACAAAACTATTCAGGTCCAACCATTCAGTGGACTTTACAACAGCCAGCAAATCCGGGAACTTTGGATAGGTTGCTCATCCGCAATCTGGAAAATAAATCCAAATTCCCCAGATCGTATTCCATTTTGTGATTGTTCAACTGATGCAGTCAGAGAAAATTATGAACCAGAATGGATGATTAATATGACAGATAAAAAAATAAAAGAATTACAGGCAATAGTTATGCTTAAGTGCAATAAATGGAGAATGCGTGGGTAAACTGATACCATTTCAACCACCTCCAGGTGTATTTAAAAACGGCACACCTTACCAAGTTAAAGGAAGATGGTCCGACTGTAATTTAGTCAGGTGGAAAGATGGAAAATTACAACCTCTTGGAGGTTGGGAAAAAACAATTGATGCAACTTCTACAATTTCTGGTATTGGAAGGGCAATGCTAACATGGAGAGATACTACTGGAGATAGATGGTTGGTAATAGGAACCAGTTCAGACCTTTATATTTTTACATCATTATCTGGTACTGCAGTGGGTATAACTCCAGTCGGACTTGTCCCAGGTAATGAAACCGGAGAAGTTGGCCTGGGGTTTGGGACAGGTGATTTTGGTGGTACTGCTATAACAACATCAGTTGCTGATGTAACAGATATTACTTTTACTGCACCTGCCACAATTTCAAGTTCATCAACAGTATTTACAGATGCAGATTCAGTGGCACAAGCAACTCCAGCAACCACCACTCTATCACCTGCTGGTCCAACTCCATTTGCGGTAGGAGATGAGATTGAAGTATATGGGAGTAGTGTTACTGGAAACAATAGAACTTATGGGACTACAGGATCACATAGGATTGTTGCAGTATCTGAAAATTCTATGACAGTTGGTCCTTCCTCTAATGCAATAATTGATGATGGAGGTGGAACTGCTGCATATGGTTCATCTGGTATTTATGCAGATAATCCGGGAGAATCTATAACTCTTGCTAGAACTAGGAGATTTGGTAATGAGAATGCTGCATCCTCATCTCTTGTTTTGGAAGCATCTTCCTGGATGTTTGACTTATGGGGAGATCACCTGGTCGCATTATCAACTGCAGATGGGAAAATATGTACATGGAACCCAAATGCAACTGGTGCAACTAGTGTAAAGGCGTTAGCACTTACTTATGCACCAACAAATAATCTCGCAATTTTGGTTTCAAAACAACGACATTTATTTGCATTAGGTGCAGGTGGTAACAATAGGAAGATACAATGGAGTGATGTAGAAACAATTACTACATCAGCATCATGGGCACCATCTGCAACCAATCAGGCAGGATCATTTGAGATAGATACAGCAGGCTCAATCATGGCTGGAAAGACAGTTGGTGACAGGATTCTAGTATGGACATCAACAGATTTACATGCAGTCGATTGGGTAGGAATGCCATACGTGTACGGCCGGAAGAAAATTGGGGATGCTTGTGGTGCAATTTCAAATAGATCAATGATTGCCGTTGGAGATAAAGCCTTTTGGATGTCTCATGGTGGATTCTTCCAGTATCAAGGTACGGTTCAACCTCTGCAGTGTGATGTGCAGGATCATATATTTAAAGATATTAATAGGGTACAGGACAGTAAAATATATGCTTCAATTAATCCAGAGTTTTTTGAAGTTTCCTGGTGGTATGCTTCCTCTACCTCTGATGAGATATTGAAATATGCAACCTATAATTATGCTGAAGGTTGGTGGAGCATTGGTGAATTATGCCGAACTGCTTTTGCTACTGGATCACCTGGTGTTTATGATAAACCAATTGGTATCTCTGATGATGGTATTATCTACGAACATGAAATAGATATTTCATCTGAGAAACG